ACTGGATTGCGTGAATACAAAGGTGGTGGTGGTAGTCAATCGCAAACAACCACACAAAATATTGACCCTGCTATCTTGCCATACATAACCTATGGTTTAGGAGAAGCTCAAGATTTATATAAAGCTGACTCTCCAGAATATTACCCAGATGCAACTTATGTTCCAGCATCAGCAACGACAACAGAAGCATTAGGTTTAGCAGGTGATAGAGCAAGAGCTGGTAGTCCATTAGTACCAGCAGCTCAAGCACAACAGTTAAGCACAATTAGTGGTGACAGACTATCAGCAGGTAATCCATATTTTTCTGCAATGATGGCAAGTGCAGCCAAACCTGCTGTGACAGAATTTAATAAAGCTATTAGAGATATAGGTAGTAGAACAGCAGCTTCTGGAAGATATGGTTCAGGTGCTATGGGTGAAATGGAATCACAAGCATCAGAAAATCTAGCAAACGCTTTAACTAACAGAGCAGCAGAATTAGCTTACAGTAATTTTGGTGCAGAAAGAGCAAGACAGGATGCAGCTATTGCACAAGCTCCACAAATGGCAGCAGCAGATTATTCAGATATACAACAACTTATGAATGTAGGTTCTACAGAAGAAGATTATTCAAGACAAGCATTACAATCTGATATTGGTAGATTTGAGTTTGAGCAAAACAAACCTTACAGTAAATTGCAATCTTATTTATCAGCCGCTTATGGTGCTCCTGCTCCTATGAACCAAACTACAACTTCATCAGGTGGAGGAGGTAAATAATGGCAATGATACCTTACATGGCAGCAGGTTATGTTGCTGACAGAGCAATGGGTGGTAATGGAATGACTGGTCTTGCTATTGGTACTGGTGTAGGAGGATTAGGCACAGGTACTTTTTCAGGTGCATTAGGTAGTGAAGCCGCTACAGCAGGTATGACTAATCAAGTAGCAAGTAATGCAGCAGCAAATTCATTTCCCACAATATTAGGTTCTATGCCAACTGCTGGAGCAGGTATGACTACAGGTATGACTACTATAGGTGCTAATACACCTATGGGTTTATCTAATGCTACTCAATTTGGCTCTGTAAATCCATTAACCACAGGTGGCTTTAGTGAAAGCATATCTCCATTTACACCATTAGGTGGAGCAGGTGTTGGAGGTAATGTAGGATTTTTAGGTCAGCCTATATCTAATCAAGTTATGGACTCTGCACTTACAGGTGAAAAAGGATTGCTTGGCTATGGTTTAGAAAATACTTTTGTTCAAGATGGATTTGATTTTGTTAATGATGGCTATGAAAATATGTCACTTATGGATAAAATGAATACAGGCATGATGGGCGTTCAAGTTATAGATGCAACCAATCAACCTTTACCACCACTACAAGTTTCTCCTCCACAAATGATACCTGCTAAAGAACCTACAATTGGTTCTCCTTTAGCAATAAATGTACAAGCACCAGACACAACTTTTGTAGACCCAAGAAAATTATACGAGGAAAGAATGTATGGCTAATCCCCTAGATTATTTAAAAAACTTAATACCAGAAGATACTAATATATTTGGTGCAAGTCCTGATTCAAATTTAAAACAACTAGCATCATTAGGATTGCTTGGAGATGAAGCAGGGTATAAAAAAGCATTAAAAGATGCTAATAGACAATCTATATTTCAAGGTCTATTAAACACAGGTTTAAGTTATGTTGCTCAACCTAAAACTGGAAATTATGGAACAGTTTTACCTTATGTTGCTAAAGCAGGTATGGCAGGTATGGCAGCCGCTCAAAAACCTTTTGATAAGTTAGCATCTAATGCAATGACCAATGCACAATTAAAAGCATTGTTAGCAAAACAAAATGAAAGTATATTTGCAAAAGAATCTCAAAGTAAATACACTCCTGAATCTATACAAGAATCAATTAACATTAAAAAAGCAGGTGGTAGTGATGCAGATGCTAGAGCTGTATTATTGCCTTTACCAGAAAAAAAAGATAGCAGTAATATATTAAAAACTACTAATTTTGTACAAAATAATAAGACAGGAGCACAGTACCCAGTATTTTTTGATAAAAGCAAACCAATAAAAAACCGAGTAATAATAGATGGTAAAGAAGTTCCTGTAAGCCAAGATATGTTTGGTGAAGATGGTATGTCATGGTTAAATATGACTACAAATAATAAAACTATTGCAAACTTTAACCAGTTTAGCAAATTAGACAATGAAATAGGATTGGAAGAAAACTCATTAAGACAACTTAACCAATATGTTAAAGATGTTGGAAGTTTAGATAGTGGTTTACCTAAACTTGCAAACCAATTTTCAGAATCAGTAAAAGCATTTTTCAATGCTAATTCTGATGACTATACAGAAGAAGAATTGCTACAAAGATTAAATGAAGGTCGTATGCAAGGTTTATTAGGTCAGCTTCGTTTAGAAACTGTTGGTGGTGGTGTTATGACAGAACAAGATGCAGCTAGGATTGTTGCTAGATTAGGTGGAGACCCTGCAACAATGTTTAATAACCCTCAAGTTGTACAAAGAGCTATTGGAGAAATTCTTGCTAATAAATATTATTTATATAAAAATAAAGTTGATTTATATAATAGTCAAATAGATAGTGGTTACGGAGCTAAAGGATTTAAAAGAAAAGATTATTTAAAAATTAATCCTGATTCATTTTATGGTGCTACCTCACCACAAGCTATTGAAGCAGAAAGTGGAGCACAAACTACTACAACTAATACAGGTTTATCAATTTCTGAACAGGCTAAAAGAGAAAAAGAAAGAAGAAGGAAAGGGGGAGCTAATTAATGGAAATAGATTTTTCAGCATTAAGTGATGAAGATTTAGATGCACTAGAAGCAAATGATTTTGCAAAAATTTCTGATGCAGGATTAAGTATTTTAGAAAATGCTTCTGACCCATCTATACCTACTCCATTTGGTTCTGGTGATAATAGGGTTGATAGAGACTTAAACATTTTTCAAAAGGGTGTTAATACTTTAGCAGATGTTTTGCAAGTACCATCTACACCATATAAAGAAAGAGTTACTCAAAAAGAAATTGAACAAGAAGGATTTGCTCCTACAGCACAAGCTATTGCAGAAGTACCTTTAAAGATGGGTAGTGATTTATTAAATTTAGGTGTTGCAGGTACACAGACTGGTCTTGATTTTTTAGGTGTTCCTACTGTTGGTACAGGTTCTGATGTAAGTTTTGGTAAGGTAGATGTTCCATTTATAAATAGATTGCAGCAAGATAAATTTTATAAATATGACCCATCAAAAAAAGGTGCAGAATATTATAAAACTGTTACTGACAATTTGGGTGCGTTACCTGCTACATCACAATTTAGCAATGTTTCAAGAATGTCTGGCATACAAAAAGGTATTAAAAAAGATATGCGTGGCACAACTGCTACAGATAAAATGAATGAAAAAATACAAAAATTTGTAAATAAACCTTTTGCAGAGCAATTAACTGAATTTAGTCAAAATCTTAAATTTAATAAAATTGCAAAAGACTCAACAGATGCAGGATATAAATTAATACCAAGTAGTGTTAAAGGTGCTCCTCTTTTTGATAGAATAAAAGAATCTACAATAGGTAGTAGCAAAATTACTGAAAGAGCACAAGAAGCAAATCAAAAAGTAACTAATAACTTAATAAGAGAATATCTTGGTATTGATAAAAAGACTCCTTTAGACAATAAATTATTAGAAGTAATAAGAAGAAGAAATGGAAAGATATATGCAGAAGTAGATGAGCTTCCAGCACCACCCCCTATTGTAAGAAAGAAAGACCCTACATTTGATACAGGAATTAAATATGAAGATGGCTCACCAGTATTAGTAAGAGGTAAAAATAGACAAGATGTTGTTTTGAAAGAATATAGAAATGGTGCACAAATATTAAAAGATTTAATGTCAACAAGAAAAAGAGCTCAAGACTATTGGAAAAGTTATAAAAGAAGTGGTGATGTTCCTACAAGAGATAATGCTAAACTATTAGATTCAGCAGTAGAAAAATTAGAAGAAGAATTATTAAGAACAGCTAAATATAATAAAAGAGAAGATTTAATTCCTAAATTAAAAAATGCTAGGACAGAAATATCAAAAGCTCATTTAGTTCAAAAGGCACTTAATGATGTTACTGGAGATGTAGATGCAGGGGTTATATCTAAATTAGCTTATGAAAGAAGATTGGTAGAACCAAGTGTAACAAAGGTAGCAAAGTTTTATAAAGGATTTCCTACTTTAGCAAAGAATCCTAAATTTGCAGAAGCATCACCATTCTCTGTTTTAGATGTTGGTCTTTCTGCCTACGGATTTGGTACAGGTAACGCATTACTTTCTTTACCAGCAGTTTTAAAAATGTTTTCAGGTCGCTCTCTTATGAAGCCTAATATACAAAAAGGTATTGTAAGCTCAACAATTACAAAACCTAAACCAAAAGGTATTAGAAGTTTATTGCAAGTACCTAATGTTAATTTGACTAGACCAAGCAATGTTACATTAGGCAGTGCAGGACTTTCTTCATTAATATCTCCATTAGATAAGGATAATTAATCATGCCTGATATTAACCCTGAAGAATTTGGAAGAATGAAAGAGCAGATAGACCAGCTACAGAAAAGCCAAGATGAATTAAACAAAGACATGAAATCAATGTTAGCACTAGCTAATCAAAGCAAGGGTGGTTTTTGGGCAGGTATGGCTATCGCTGCATTTATATCCTCTTTAGTTACTATCGTGTTTAAACAATGGATAAACTAAAAAAAATATTATTCAAACCTATTGTTATTGGATTGGGTTTATTAGCTGTATTACCTATTACACCTGTTGCACTTTGTTTATTATACGGATGGATTGAAAAATGATACAAGCACTATTACCACTAATTGGAAATGTAATTGATAAAGTAATTCCTGATAAAAATGCTAATGCTAAAGCAAAAAGAGAAATAGAAAAATCTCTTGCTGACAATGCTAATAAAATATTACTAGCACAAACAGAAATAAATAAAGTAGAAGCAGCTCATCAGAATTTATTTGTTGCTGGATGGAGACCTGCTATTGGATGGTCATGTGCATTAGGAGTTTTTTGGTTATTTATAGGTCATCCTTTAGCTACATGGATAGACCATTTAGATGGGACAGCACAAACATTGCCAACAATAGATTCAGAAATACTACTTGAGCTTGTATTTGCTATGCTCGGAATTGCAGGTTTAAGGACACTAGAAAAGATAAAAGGTCTAACTAAATGATAAAAGCATCACCTCATTTTAGTATAGAAGAATTAACCTTTAGTGAAACTGCGGCAAGAAAAGGTATAGACAATACACCACCTCAAGAAGTGTTAGATAATCTATTAATAACAGCATGGAGTATGGAAAATGTTAGAGAACTACTTGATAGTAACCCTATACATATTAGCAGTGGCTATCGTTGTTTGGAGCTTAATACATTACTCGGTTCTAAACCAACTTCGGCTCACATTAAAGGGTTGGCTGTTGACTTTACTTGCGAAAAGTTCGGTAGTCCTTATGACATTGTGGATTCTATTTTTAGGTCTGATATTCTTTATGACCAGATTATTTTGGAATTTGATAAGTGGGTTCATTTGGCTTTTCCAGAGAATGGAAAGAGTGCTAGGAAAAAAGCGTTAATTATTAATAAAGAAGGAACAATGATATACTCACAATAATGGATATATTATTTATAGCCAAGCACATGATGGACAAAACAATAGATGATATTGATATTGTTTATGGTGAAGATACAATGACTATATTTTTAAGTGATGGGTCTAGTGTTGAGATGATTATTGATTCTATACATTTAAATACTACAGAATATGATTCTTAACAAAATTGTCAGCGTAACTATAAAATCTTTGCATAAATTGTATTAAAAATTTCTCTCCATTTCCATGCACTTTAAACTTTTTATTTTTTAGCACACTAATATCTCCTATTTCTCTTTGTCCATCTTGAGAATAACCTTCTATTAATATGACTGTAAAGTTTTTCTGTTCTGATAGAGCTTCTAATAATATCTTCTGACCTAGATTCATATTTTCATTAGGTCTTTTCCACTCCATCACTAAAAACTTATCTTTCCTTTGAAACAAACCATCTATATTACATGGTTGAGCTTTAGGGTTTTTATTTATTATTCCTGCTAAAAATTCAAAATCTATATGCGGTGCATAAACATTTCTCATTTTATTAGGCATATATTCTCCTACTAGCAATAGTTAATAAATTATCTATCGCTAATCCTAAATCTCTTTCATAATACATAGGTTTGTTGCCACCTAAAAATCTATAGTTAATAGCATTTTTTTGTGCTTTAGGTAGTCCATCTATGACAGCATCTATAATCTTTATATTTTCCATGTCAGATTTAGATACCATATCTTCAAACACTTCTGCTGTAGACTCACCGCCTGTTGAAAAATAAGATGACTTACTAGGGTAGCCTAACCTGTGGCTATCTTTTTTCATCCACTTTGCCCAATCATCTAATATATCCATGAGCCTAGCTATTCTCATTTCTTACTTAATCCACCCAGTATTGTTCCCCAGTTACTTGCTCTCCTTGTTTGTTGTGGTGTTAATGCTTTAGGCATATTAAACTCATAAGATTTTGCTAACTTATCTAATGTTCCTGCTGACACACCTGCGTAAGATGCAACTCTACTTCTACTAGCATCAGGATTTTTTTTTATAAATTCTTTTGCTCTTGTTGCAAATTCTAAATATTTATCTTGTGTATATTTTGTCATATTTATCCTATGTAAAAATGTTGTCAATTACTATTGCTAATATTAAAGCTAAAATTATTATTGTCATTACCATATTAATCTCCTTAACTAATATCCACTTCTCTGCATACCCATTTGTTATTTTTCTTATGCCACCCCTGAACAAGTAGCACCCAATTAGCATTTCTTAAATGAGGGATAGCATCACTATCCTCCATCTTTTTTACCCTTGCACTAATATTGCTATAGCTAGTCACTTGGATTCCTACTGTGTTGCCCTTACTGTCTATAGCTAGTAAATCTATAATCCCAAACAAGTCTTGTCGTATCTTGGCAAATGCGTTCCACCTTTCTACAATAGCAACTAAAGGATAATCACCACTATCCCGTAGTTTCTTCAGAGTCCTTTGTGTTGGGCTGATTGCCATCTTCTTCCTCCTTTCTAGCTACATTGCCTTTAAAGATTCTATTCCATGATTCTTCTAATTCTTCGTCTGTTATATCTTGCTTTCTTCTACCGCTACCCTTACTCATTACAATCCCTCCTAAATTTACAATATTGATGCGTGTCGTAATATCTTATACTGCCATGCTTCATATCTCTGTAAATAAATTGTGTGTTTTTTGGTAAATGTATATATTCTTTTTGCAAACATTTGTATTCCATAGGAACTTGGTCAGGATAATGTAAGTCAACAAATATAACGGCTTCTTGGCAACTGCGAAAATGTCCTAGATACTTCCAATCTTCTAATGGTTCTGGCATTAAATTAATTACCATTACAAATGCAAACTCAATCATATCTTACTCCTTGAAGTTTCCTTTAGTTATAATTTTTCCTGTTAGTTCATGTGCAATGTTAAAATCTTTTTTATTGTAATTCATTGTAAATTTATATCCATCATATATAAAGCTATGTTCTTTCCATGTGTCTTTGTTTTTTTTTAAAATCTCTTTACCTTTCGCCATCTTCACTCCAATATACATTAACTATCGTTTCACATTTTGGGCAACTATACTGACTCCATATTAAATATTTACTATCCATATCATCATCATTATCCCAATCATTACCCCATATCATTTCTATATCTTTACATTTAGGACAACTGATATTCATTTCTTCTCCTTACAAAAACCTTTTAAATTAAATTGCCCAATATCAGAACTTACTTTACACCACCATTTTCTATCAGAATATATCTTGGCTGGTTTTTTACAAACATTGCATAATGGATTATTTATTTTTATCGGTTTTACAGATGCCATGATTTTCTTTTATGTCATACCAATTAAACGAACAATACCATTTCTTATCGCTATCCATAAACATAGCATCACGACCACACTTATGACATACAAACTTATCGCCATATACATAAACTTCTTGTTTATTAACTTTCGTCATGTAACTCGTCATCAATCCATTTGTCTTGCTTTACCTTAACTTCTAATATAGCAATTTCTTTTTGATGAACTTTAATCATTTGTTCAAGATACCATATTGCTTTTTTGCAGTCATCTATCTTGTCAGTTAATTTGTCTGACTTCAAACCCTCTCTGCTAATATACTTGAGAGCATTACCTTTTATGTAGCCATAAAATTCTTCTTTGCTCATCTTGGCTTCCATATACTCTATTGTTTCTATTCCCCCTTTCTTGTAATGTTCAGGGTTTATCGTATCACTCATTGCTACTCCTTATAATCATTAGTATAAAATCATACATTGTTCTGTATCTTTATTATTACCTATCAACTAAAATTAAGCCTTGATTAACCAACAAGGAACTTAATTATGTGGACAAAACCATCAGCTACTGAAATGAGATTTGGCTTTGAAGTAACAATGTATGTCATGAATAAATAAAGATAAGGGGAGTTTCCTCCCCTATCTCATTCCCCTAGTTAATAACATATAGAGCCTTGTCCTGTTGGCTGACAAACTGTTAATTCATCATTGCCATAAACAAATGTTGGCTCATCACTTGATACTTGTGTTTCAACTTGAACATCTCCTGAACTATCAATAAATAGATAAGTAGGTTCTGATGATTCAATAATAGTTAATGAACCATCACTCTCCCACACACTATCTGCTAGAACAGGTAAGCTAAACATCATTCCTAGCAATAAATATTTCATATTAGAAAGGAACATCAGAAGCTAGGTCATCAAAAGATTTAGGTGCTACTGTTTCTTTAGGTGCATTAGCATTGTCAGGGTTATATGGTTCTTGCATTTGCCCACTCATATATGTAGTTCCTGATTTAGATTCTCTTACCCATGCACTTAAAGACATTTCTTTACCACCTTCTAAAGTAATTGTCCCTGTGTAGTCAGGTTGTGAGTCTTTGGTTTTATTATTTTTAAATAATGCAAACCTGTTTGTGTTGTCATACTGTTCAGCCATTTAAGTTCTCCTTTATGGTTTTAATTTTATATTCTACTTCTTGCACGAATGTGCTTACTTCTTCTTCCAAACGAGCTATTAACTCATTATCTCTTGGCACTCTCTTGATAAACATTTTTAGGTCATCAGGAAAGTCAGGGTGATATGATACAAAGTCGCACCACTCTCTACCTGTGCAACTCATTTGCCATTGCATTTGGTGTATATATCTTTTATGTATTTCACCTGTTTCTATTGTGGTTGTATGCGTTATAGGTTGTGGGCATTTTATTTCTATTAATCCTTTGTCTCCTACCATACCATCAGGACTAGCACCACACATATCTATTGTAGGGTGGTCTATCATACCTACATCTGTTAGGTCTGTTCCTACTAATAACTTGTTACGATTAGCATACTCTAGCTTGGCTTCATCTTCATACTCTACTCCATGTTTCATAGCATCATTCATAAACATAGGAACAACTTTGCCTGTCAATCTTTCAGTTACTAACTGTAAACGATACTTTGTTTTATAAGTAGACTCTCCTACTTTAGTCTTAATCATAATGTCATGTATCTTACTAGCAGTGACCTTACCTAGTCTTGCCTTGAACCACTCATCTGTTCGTTGTTCCATTATTTACTTCCCTGAACTTTCTGAATAAATGGTAGGCATAATTTTCTGTCAGTTTCACTCAAGCCATTAAAGTATTGTCTAGCACTATTGATACCTTGTTCTTTGTATATGTTCTCTATATGCTCTAAAACATCATGTGGGGGTAAATCCTCTCCGTAATACAGGTGAAGCGAGATTCCAAAAAGAGCAATGCCTTTTGCTAAACATCTTTGCATAGCCGTATTTAATTGCATTGTATTAGGATTCTTAATGGCTTGATTCTTAAAATCTAATACAGGTAATTGTGCAGTCATCTCTTTACCAAATGCTTTGACTGTGCAAAATACCATCATGCTACCATCAGGTAATGTAAGTGGCTCTGCATAGCTCCATGTTGCTGACTCATCATGTTGTAGCAATGTATCTACTGCCCATGCCCATGATAGATAAGTAAACTTGCCTTTCTTTTCTGTGTATTTACTAACATCTATCTTTCTTAACTCTTGAAATTTACTCATCTCTTTCTCCCAAATATTTGGTCAAGAACTTCCTGTTGATAAGAAAGTTTCTTCAACTGTTCCATCTCCAAATAGTCTTGGTGCATTTCTTGTTGTAATTGGTCTTGTGATATTTCTTGCTGAACTGCAAGTGCTAACTCTGTTGATTTACTCATTGTATTTCTCCTTTCTTCTTAAAAGTTAATATACTTTACTACTGTTAATTTTATTTGTCAAACTATTTATTTACTTTATCAAAACCTTGCGACTTAAATACTTTCCCATCTTTACTCGTTGCTCTAAACTCAAAATCTCCAAATGCTTTTTTCATTTGCTTTAAAAATTCATTAACGGATATTTGTTTGGTTTCCAAATTGTCTCTCCCCATATCTAAAAGATTTATTATCAAAGTATAACCCTACTGAACCTTCCCAACCTGTGCCATGCCTTTGCTTACTCACTTGCACAAAACAATCATACTGTTTACTTATCTCTACTGTGTTAGCACCCTCATCTGTCATATCCTTTTCTTTTTGTTTGTTCCTGAATACTGTAATACAATTATCTGCTAGGTTAGTAATATCACTAGAACCCATTACATCAAACTTACTTGGTTGTCCCATTTCATTCATTGTCTTTCTGCTATGAGCCACCAAAAATATATGAACCCCAATATCTCTGGCACAAACACATAGCTGATTTAAAAATTGCTTTTGCTTATTGTAGTCATCACTGTTAATACCTATCTTGGTCAATGAATCAATAACAAATACCTCTACCCCTAGCTTTTCTTTAGCATACTGAATAACTGATAATACTTTTACAGGCGAAGTTTCTCCCTCTGCATCATATAAAAATAAGTTATCATTTATCTTGTCTAAAAAACTATCTATGCCTAACTGTGTTGGCATTTGTGTCCCTGTATCTTGTTGCAACATTCTTCCTAGCGTTGCTCTACATTGCATTTCAAAAGAACCAATCAAACACTTATGTTCCCCTAACATCTTGAGTATCACATAGTTTAACCATGCTGATTTACCATGCCCACTGTAACCTGATACGATTGTTACTTCATGTTCCCTTACCCTAAACAAACCCTCAAACTTGCTAAAAGGTAATGGTATGCCACCATTTACATCTTGAGTAAAATAGTCAAGTATTTCACCACTGTATGCCTTTGGTGATTTAATCTTAAAGTGTTCATCTGTATCTCTAGTAGAAAAATAATTATCTACATCTTTATCATCTATTATTAATTTATTTAATTCATCATTTAATGTCATTGTATATACCTTTTAATCTTTCTGTGATTTCAAATAACTTCTTATTATCCGAATCTTCTAATGACTTACCTTTACGAATAGTGCTAGAACATAATGCAACAAATAATAAATCATCTCTTGTTGCCTTTAGCACTCCATAAGGATTAGAAAATCTTATCCTTGTCTTTGGCTTAAATTCTGTATCTAATGTATCAGGCATAACATCACTCCATGTCAGTCCTGAATCTTGCAGTATTTGTTCCATACTACAACCTGCAAAACAATTGAGTATCATCTTGTCTTCTTTAAACTTTAAACCTAAACTAGCGTTCCTATCATCATGGCTAGGGCATAAACATTGATACTCTCCCTCGCCAGACTTATAAACCTTTTCAAACCTCGCTAGTATTCTCTCTTTCTCTATCATCTAACATCTCCTTAATCTCATATTGTCTTAATTTAGGTATGCCCCTCTGCCCCCAATAGAATACTGCCTGTCTACTTAACTTGGGTTCAAACTTCTCTGCCAATTGATTTGGTGTCACTTCTAATTCTTTACATACTTCTTGCAATGTCATAACTATTCCCTTTATATAATTTGAGTAAAAGAATTTAACAAACAATTAATCATTCGTCAAACAATTCTTTTTTAATATCTAATTCAACCTCTATTTCTATTTCATTATCTTCATCATCATCTTCCTCTATCTCAAAGAAGTAGCCGTTGTAACCCATATCAACATCATCTTCATCACCAAAGTATTCGTTTGTTCCTCTGTCTATAATAATCATGTTTAAACACTCCTTATGTCCATTTAACTTCTATAAATTCAGAGGGATTCTCAAGCCAACCATCATCATATCCCTCGCAAGATTCTATGTATGTCTTCAATTCTTCATAGTTTTCAATCATGTCTTCAGCATAAAATCCACCTAGACCACCATAAAGGTCTTCTATATCTATACTAAAGCTACCACAATGTCCGATAGACATTATTACTTCATTTGCTAGTTCGTCTATTTCATGATTATCGTGATAAAGCCAATTAATAAAATGACCTCTATCTATTTTTGCTATTGGTAATTTACTCATCTTCACTCTCCTTATAATGTTGGTATGCACTGTAAGTTTCTGTTGTTAGTCA